GAGAAAAGTAGAAGAATATCAAATTCTTCTCCATCCATATCTTTATTTACTGCTTCTATTTTTGATTTAGAATCGCCATATTTGTATTCTAATTCATAATACCCTGCTTCTTTGCCAGTATCATTTACACCATCCATCCACTTTTTCATTTCATCCGTATTCATGGTTTCGTCATCTAAATCAGCGGTGACGAGAATACGAACATAATGTTTTCCAGAAAGAAAATCAATGTATTTTGATATCACCTCTTTGAATTTCTCTGGACGGCTTCGGGTTGGTGCCTTGATTAGTAGTTTTGGTTTTTTCATAATATACTCCTTGGTTTCACTTTGAATTACCTATATGATATTTAGGTACTAATTCCCACTCATCTTTTTCCTTGAACGGTAGAATCTTAATTTGATTCATTGGTGTAATTGGTTCTTCGCACGAATCATAATCTACAATTTCCAATAGTTCCCATTCTTCTAATAATCCTACAATGGCATTTCTTCTTCCAATATCATTTTCGGATATGTCTGTTTTAAGTCCATCAAGTGCAAACAATTCCTTAAAATGGACGATGTAATACTTTCCTCTTTTATGGAGGATGTGGCAGGATTGGTAAAGTTTCTTTTCTTTTCTTGATGATACTCCAATTCGAGTAAGTGTTTCTCGAATTTTCAGAAAATCATCATCATCATTAAGTGTCACTTCAACCAAATCTTCGATGCCTATTTCTCTATATTCTTGCATGATATGTAAATCCTATACTTTTAATAATTATATGTATTTATATATCAAAAATAGAGGTTAGGTCATTTCTGAGATTCGTACCACTCTGCGGTCATTTCTAATCCTTTCCATATATCAACTTGCGGCGAATAATTTAATACTTTTTTTATCTTGTCAATTGAACCATAGGTACACCGAACATCCCCTGCTCTAAAAGGATATTCAGTATAGCAAGATTTGTCCAAATGATATCTTTGGATGAACCAATCTAAAATCTCAACACATGATGTAGTTTCACCACAAGAAACATTGAACGATTCGCCCATAACTTTTCCTTCATGGTATATTGATTTAACTATGGCATCCACTACATTATCAATGTAACAAAAATCTCTTGACTGACTTCCATCTCCATATAATTTCAATTCTGTTTTATTCTTTACGGCATCTAGCCATGCACATATAACTGTTGCATATGGATTATCTCCTGTTTGAAGTGGACCATATACCGTAAAAAATCTAAGACAAACTGTATCGATGTCATAGAGGTTGGAATATAAACTGCAAAAGTCTTCGGCAGTTTTCTTTTGCAATGCATACGGTGATATTGGATTTAATGGTAAATCCTCTGTAACTGGCAAAACATCCGAGTTTCCATATACCGATGACGATGATGCAAATACAAATCGTTTTACTTTTCCTTTTACGCATGCCTCTAGTAATTCTACTGTTTTTACTATATTTTCTTGAGTTGTTTCTACTGGATGTTCTATTGAATATGGTACTCTTGGTACTGCCGATAGATGAACGACCACATCAAACCTGCCATCTTCAATCCATTTGAGAGCATCTGATGTATCCATACAAAAAATATCTTCGTCATCATCACCAAACTGTTCTATTAAACTGTTGACATTCTTCTGTGACCTATCCACCACGGCAAAATCCAAATCACTATCTCTCATATAGATTGATAAATTCTGTCCAATAAATCCTGCACCGCCTGTTATTAATATCTTTGTGGTCATTCTGTGCCTTTATACAAGGATTCGATTTCCTTCAATTCTTTCCTGCTCAACAACGGAAGAACATCTTTAGCCTTTTGATATGAATAGTTAAAATGCTTCTTGATAATTTCCAACTCTTTTATGTTTTCAGTTTTCATCCATTTGCTATATCGTTTTCTCTTACGAATACTATTGATTAGATAATCGTATTGAAGTTTCTTATCGGTATTTGCGAACCTATTCATCTCGTTCACATGAAAAATAGTATCCGGGAAATACGACAAACATCTGTTTACAATATAGGGGGTGTATTCTTTTTCTACCGATTCATCATCGGTGTCTAAAAGATTTTCCTTTGTGTGGTTTATCGAATTGAGATAATCTCCAAGTTTCATTATACCTGATAGTATCCCTTTGGAATTTGAGATTCGTCATTGATAATGGCAATAATAAAATCGGAATTGGTATATGCCAATCCATTCATTGTTGCTGTTTTATTTTTATCATAAAACACCGTATCGCCTTTTGACACTGGTGGAACTTGAACTTCACCATCTAATAATTGTATACCATTTCCTACACTAATTACTGTGCCTATTGCAAACGGTTCTTTATTTCTCATTCCCTCTACTATAATACCAGAAGCCGTTGTTGTCTGCGCTTCCATTTCCTTTATTATTACAATTTTTCCAATTGCCTGAATTGGGTCTTTTTCTTTCTTTGCCATTATATTTTCCTATTTAAATTCGCAATGCATCATTAATTCTGTTAGACATGCGGTTAAGTTAATTTCATGGTCGGCTACAAATGCCGCCTTATACTGATACTCTGCTAAAACTAATACTGCCTGTGGTATAGATTGCTTTGTCAATGTGCTGTTTATTCCTTCATATATTTTTCTAAACAATTGCGTATGGTCGTTGTCAATATTATCCACGACCCATTTTCTAACCTTACTAAAATCCTTGGTCTTCATCGCATCTATCAATTCTGTGATTTTTATATCACCTATTTGTGATAGTATACCAACATCTATCGTTCCTGCAACAGAATATCTTTGCAATTCATTAATAATTCTTCGGAAGTCGGGAAAATAATTCATAACAAGTTCGGCAAGAACCTTTTCCTCGTATCCAATTCCTTCATTGCCTAGAATCATTTTGATTCGTTCAAGAAGTTGAGATGCCAACTTTGGTTTTTCTTTAGTTGGTATTTTGAATTCGATACAAGTACAACGAGAATGAATAGGCTGAATGATTCTATTCTTATAATTGCAAGTTAGAATGAACCGACAGTTGTTTGAAAATTCCTCGATGAACCCACGCAAGGCAGGTTGTGTTGATTGAGCATTGCTATAATCAAATTCGTCAAGGATGACAACTTTCTTGTTACCCGAAAGTGAAACCGTACTGGCAAAATTACGAATCTTTGTTCGGAGTGTGTCGATGTTTCCATCTTCTGAACAGTTAATCATAATGTAATCAGTATCTAATTCATTACAAAGTGCCTTTGCGACTGTGGTTTTCCCGCAACCTGCCCCTCCTGAGAGAAGCAGGTTTTGGGATTCCCCAGATTCCACTATATTGTGAAATGTTTTCTTTATGTTGGTAGGTAAAACACAATCCTCAATTGTTTGTGGTCTGTATTTTTCAACCCATAAAAAATCTTTGGTCATTGTATCAGGCACTTGCTATTTCTTCCTTTCCATTGAAATTGGTCTATCCATATCTTCTGATTCTGTTATCTGTGGTAAGGCATAGACAATTTTAAAAATATGGTCGTGGTCATAATCTGATACTCCCATTTTATCACAAAGAGAAATCCAAAGAGATTCAATCGAATCGTTAAGGTTTTTCCTTGATTTTAGAACATCTCCGCCAGTTGTAACAGGATTTAATATAATATACTGTACATCGTCTGTATCTTTTTGAAGAAGTGTCATTAAAGAACGGTGTGTTGTTCCTGTTTTGAAAATCCACCAATGCCCACCGTGTTCGTGCAGTTTACATTGTGGTAAATTTGCCAGTATCCATCTCTTTGATTCTTTGTCTGGATAATCTTTAAAAATTTGATGTACACCATTTCGTTCCATTACTTTTGTAATCAATGATGATTTTCTTTGAGTGACTCCTTGTTGAAGATTATGCACTTCACATAACCATTCGTCAATTAAAAGTTCTTCAAAGTTGCCATTCTCATCGTTAAAATCACCTCGTTGCAAAAGTAAAGAAGCGTTTACAATGATACTTTTGTCTGATGATTTTTTGGACGGATTATGTTTATTTGATTTTAACTGAAAAGTAATTCTGGATTTATATTCATTGTTTGTATCAATTTCATAAACATCAAAAACATATTCGTCTACATCTTCCCATAAAGCGGCAACACGATGATGACCGTCAAGCAATCTGTATTTTTTAATTACTCCATTGTGTTCGATGGGGGTTTCTAAAATTTCAACAGATGGCAGCGGACAGAAAATATCTACTCCATCTTTAAAAGAATACCGCAGGTCGGCGATATGTTTTGCATCTATATCTCCCACTCTGGCTGTATTTTGTGAACGAGATAATTCGTCCAACGGTTCAATAATCTCGCTGAACTTAATTTTTCTTGCCTCAATGTGTGTTACACCGTCAGTGGTGACAATTTTTCGGTTTTCTGGAAGGTCCGACACTTCAAACTGATTAATATTAGGCATATTAGCCTCCTTTATTAAGTTTGGATATAGTTCATTCGCACCGTGCGATATTTACTTATCCATTTTAAATATATACACAACAATTTACTGTATGGTTGTGTGTGAAATTACTCCGTCATCATAAGTATAATTTACTTCTTTTGTTTTTTCTACTTGCTCTGAAATCCACTTGTAAGTTTTCTCCATCCCTTCTCGTAAGGGCATTTTATAATCCCATCCAAGTTTCTCTCTAATTAATGCGTTGTCAGAATTTCTTCCTCTTACACCTTCTGGACCATCAATGTTTTTAATTGTAACATCTTTACCAGAAATGTCAATCGCCATTTGTGCGAAATCATTAATTGCAATCATTTCTTCTGAACCTATGTTGATTGGTTCACAGAAATCAGAATCCATTAGTCTTAATACTGCTTCTACACATTCGTCAATGTAAAGGAATGAACGAGTTTGTTTGCCATCACCCCATACTTCAATTTCTCCACCATCTTCTGCAAGACACGCTTTGCGACACATAGCGGCGGGTGCTTTTTCTCGTCCACCGTCCCAAGTTCCTTCAATGCCAAAGATATTATGAAATCGTGCAACACGAACATTCAAACCCTTATTTCGTGCAAATGCAAGAAACATTCGTTCACTGAAAAGTTTTTCCCAACCATATTCACTGTCTGGGGCGGCGGGATATGCCGAATCCTCTGAACATTTTGGGTTGTCTGGGTCGAGTTGGTTGTGTTCTGGATACATGCAAGCAGAAGAAGAATAAAACAATTTTCTTGTTTTATGTTTTACTGCTCGTTCTACAATGTTTAGGTTGATTAATGCGGAGTTATGCATAATGTCTGCATCATTCTCTCCTGTGAAAACAAATCCTGCACCGCCCATATCGGCAGCCAGTTGATAAATCTCATCATAGATGAGTTCGCCTGTATCTGTCTGGTCAAAATCACCTAATGATTTTTCAGATAATTTTCGTCTTTTAATTCCATCAGGATATGTTTCAAACAAGTCATCACATACTTGTTGACTACGCAAATCACCAATAACAAAATCGTCAGCAGGAGATTCACCATACTCTGTATATTTTAAATCGCAAACACGAACCCAATGTCCCTGTTCTTTAAGTTTCTTTACTAAATGACTTCCAATGAAACCACCGCCGCCGCATACTAAAATTGTTTTTCTTTTCATTGTTTATTATCCTTTGTATGTTGAGTCTGATTCGAGTGCAACCCAATATGTAAGGGTTTTGGTTGTATTTACAAATCTACTCACAACTTTATCTGTAATTGAAACTTGATAATTGCCTGACATCATTTTAAGATTTTCTACTTTAAAGTGAAATTCAAAATCGGCTTCTTGTCCGCTTAAATCTTTAATATCAATAGAATAACTATTGGATGTGACATCTTTTCTGTCATGTACAAACATTTCTGCGCCAACATCGGTAGACCGTACTGTTAAATCTGGCAATTGAAGAACAGAACCTGCACGAAGCAATTCGGTATAATCGGATTCTGTTAATTCAAAATCAATCACTGGTTCTGGCATATTTAAAGTCTTGTTTGCTGTTGTCAATAAGTTTGGTTCGCTGTAAAAATACTTTACCGATGAGCCATTCCCACCACTGATGATGGCATACTTGTTATGGAATTGAAACTCTGGATTGGTAAATAAACTAATTGTAGAAAGAAACTTATTTAAGTCCCAAATGCCAAACTGTGTATCAAAAGTTTCTGATACTTCTGCTTCTGCTAATACATTTTTAACTGGTGAAATTGTCTTTATTACATTTCCCGGTTCTACTAAAATGTTGGAATTAATAGAGGCAAAATTCTTCAATACCTCCAGTGTTTCCTGTGAAAGTTTTGTCGCTGTCGCTGTTGTCATATTATATAATTCTCCATTTGGTTTAGTGTTCTTCTTCGATATAATCGTGGTACGAATCCACATCGACTGTACCATCCATTATACCACGCAAAGCGTCTTTGTCAAAATGTCTTTTTGATTTTCTCTTATGTTTTTTTCTATTACTGCCTGATTTAATATCACGAACATCATCGTGATGCTCATCATTTCTTTGTTTATTTTTGTTCTTTTTGTTCGACATTAGAAATCCCCAATGTATTCCATAAGATTTTTTAACTTCTTGTCAATAAAATAATTCAAAAGATTTTTCCTTCCTTTAATTTCTTCTGTATTGTACTGTTCCAATATCTCATCTTCATATTCAACAGGAATATAAGAGAGGTCTATTAGAGTTTTATTTCTTTCCCAATTTGGTCTTTCATGAATAGTGCCGCTTTGTAATTCTTCGTGTAGACTTGTTATTACATTTTTTGTTATTCTTTTTTGCCTCTTGTCCTCGTTGATGAATACATCATCATCAGAAAGAATATTGGGCACACCGTCAGAAGAATCTCCCCTTAAAACATGTTCTAATAAAAAATTCTTTGGATTATCACACTCTAGGAATGTCTTTTTAAGTGGACTATATTGCTTTATATTGGGCATAAGTTGTAATTGTTGAAAGTCCTTGTCGCTTGAAATGATTACAATCTTTTCTGTTGTATGATAATGTTTACATATAACGGCAATAATATCGTCTGCCTCTGTTTTATCTACCTTAATATTTTTATATGGGAATATTGTTTTGACTTCTTCCCGAATATTATCCATTGCATCGTGGATTTCATTCCAGTCGTGTGGTGATTTTTTTTGATTCTTCTTTCTGTTCTGTTTATATGGCGGAAAGAAATCTTTACGCCAACAATACGGTGAATCATTACATATGACAAGTTCTCCATATGTTTTAGAAAACTTGGTTCTATACATTCGATATGTGTTGAGAACCAGATGCCTGATAAAATCTTCATTCATTTCTTGGTTCTGTTTAAACGATTGAAACATACTGGCAATGAGTATCTGATTATTATCCAATAAAATCATTGCTGTTTCATCTTTTCAAAACAATCTTGGGTACTGCCAATCTTTTTTGTTGCAACGGGTTTATTCTGTTTTGGTGTTTTCTTTTTAATCACTGCATTTTTACAGGCATTGATTTTAGTATCGGCATGACTTCTCATCCATGCTCTATCTTCTTTATTGGTATTTCGTTGATTCCAGAATGTCTTTTCTGTAATCCATTCCCAAATGCAGTCATTTTTCCATCTAATCTGAATTCTCAAATCTCGACCTCTTTCAAATCCCATCCATTCTTCTTGAGATGCCAGTTTATATGACTTTATGTTGAAGTTTTTAGAGAGGGATTCAAGACCGTTTAAAAGATAGTCACCATACGAGATATTATTCATTTCTAACATATTTATATTATACAAGATAAAAACTATGTGTCAAGTTATTTAATCCTACTAAAGTTATTCTTCTTTTCAAACACAATATGTTCATCGAACTTATCCGTCATGGTGTCTGATTTATGACTAATTACAAACACATTGGCACGACTGCCAAATGTATTTAACAGTTTCAGAAACTCCTCTGTGCCAACCGCATCCAAACTAGAATCAAATACTTCATCAAGAATGAGTAAGTTGCAGTTCACACTGTTCTTTAATCGTGCCACTTCTCTCCATGCCAATAGTAATGACAAATCTATTCTCAGTCGTTCTCCTTCACTGAAACTATAATATGTGAACTCATCTCTATGGCGACTTTTAATTGTTTCTATAAAGTTTTCGTCTAAACTAAACTGGCAGAAAAAGTCCATATCTCCAAGATACTTATTGATGAGTTTATTCATAATGGGCAAATAATGTTTAATGATTTTGGACTTTATGCCACTATCCTTTAACATCATTGATGCGATTTCAAAATAATACTTGTCTTCTATTTTCTCTTTTCTGGCATCAACATGTGCCGTTCCTTCGCCTATTAAATTGTTCAACTCATTCTTGGCGTCTTGCACTTCTGTTCCTTCACTCATTGCAGATTCTATGTTTGTTTGCAATTTACCAATATATTGAGAGGATGCACTAATTTGATTTTGCTTTTCTGCTATATTTCGTTCAATCTTTTGTACATCTTCTAATATAACATTCATCAAACTCAACTGTTCTTCAATCTTACTGATATTTTCTTCAAGAGAATCAAGAGATTCCTTAATTTCTTTTTTCTTTTTATTCTTTTCTTCAAATACTTCGTTCTTATGAGAATCGGTAATGTCTTGTTTGCATGAGGGACAAGAATCATTTTCTTCATAGAACCGTATTGAATTGTTTAATGTTTTTAATTTGGTATTTAATCTACTTTCTATAGATTCCGACTTCAACAGTTTCTTTGTAACTGCATCTTTGTCTTTTACATTCTCTAATAATTTATCGATATTGGATTGATATTCGTCTACTTCATCCTGCCATTCTTTGATGTGGTTTTGAGATTCTTTTATATCTTTTTTAAACTTATCAATATTATCCGATGACTTCTTTTCGAGTGTATTGATTAGCCTGTTCTTGGCATCGACTTTTTCTTTTGCGAGTTCAATTTTATGGTCTATCTCTTTTATATAATCCTTTGTCATTTGTAATCTTGCACGAACAAGAGTATTCATTACAGAAAATACATCGATGTCTAAAAGATTTTCTACAACCAATCGCCTATCTTTTGCCGATAGTTTCATAAACGGCACATAATTACTTGACCCAAGAATAACTACCTGACAAAAACTTTTATATGTCATTTTAAGTATCTGTTCTTCTAGTATCTTTTGATAATCTCTTGACCTAGCATCTTGGTCCAATAGTTCACCGTTCTTAAATATTTCAAATTTATTCGGCTTAATTCCTCTGATGATTTTATAGTCATCCTTGCCCGATGAGAATTCAATTTCCACTTCACATTCTCTTTCGTTTATAGAATTCACAAGCAAAGGTTTTGTAATGCCTCTAAATGATTTACCAAACAATGCAAAGGTAATGGCATCAAGCATTGTGGATTTGCCTGCACCGTTATCGCCACTTACAAGTGTAGTATTATTATTTGTAAGATTTACTGTGTTTTTATAGTTTCCTGTTGAAAGGAAATTTTTATATGAAAGTGTTTTAAATATAATCATTCTGTTGTTGTAAATATATTCCGAATCCGTTCGTTCGCATATTCACATTGCCTTTCACTTATCTCTGTTCCTATACAAGAACATCCATATTCCATACACCCATTTGCTGTAGTACCTGTTCCCATAAATGGGTCAAACACTACAAACGATTCTTCTGGTTTTGCGTATGTCTTTAGTAATTGCTTTACTAAATCTGTAGAGTATGTTGCTTGGTTCATTTCCTTTGTTGCACCATCATTGTTTTTGGCATCTATAAAGTTTGGAACAGGAACATAATACTTTTGTCCTGTCGTTCCTACTTTGCTTATTTGTTTATTGGTAGTAAACGAATCAATTTCGTTCTTACGAACAAACACAAAAACGAATTCGCAAACTCTCTGCAATCGATTAGGACTTGCAGGATATGGCATAGACGCTTTCTTTTTCCAAATGATTGTGTCTGCAATACAGAAGTTTGTGTTGTTTACTATATGTGCAACCAATTCATATGGCAGAGAAGGATTCTCTATTGAATAAGAGAAGTTGTAAAGTACAACACCGTTCTCTACTAGAATGTTATCGAAGTGGTTGAATATATTGGCAGTCCATTCCATATATTCTTTTGGTTCTTTCCAATCGTTGTATTCATCATACCTTCCAGAATCAGCATCGCCGCCTGGTCGTTTGGTCATATTATAGGGTGGACTTGTAAGAACCAAATTAACTTTACTCTTACAATTCTTCATAAAATCTATACAGTCAATATTGTATATCACAAAGACAAACTCTCCATATATAAGTCACGAATAAGTTGTTTCATTCTGTCCTTGTCTTTTACTTCTTCTAGTGCATCAACTTCATTATTAATTAGTGTGACTGTATCTTGCGCTAGGTCAACTATTTCTTCCTTAGTCCATTCAGAATTGTCGAATTCTTCTACGACTGTAATCTTTGCGACCCCACAATCATATAGTTTATCCATAAATCTTTCAAATGAATATGGATGTTCTTTATGTTCAACGAATAATTTTACATACGAATCCTCTAGTCCGTCACAATTAAACTTGTCGCCATCAACTGGTCCGTCTTTATCGTTGTATTTAATTGCATGAAACATTTTATGTGGGTTGGTTACAAATTCAATCTCTCTTGTATCTGTGTCCAATATATGAAAACCTTTTTCTTCGTGTAGGTCTGCAAATGTAATCTGATACTGAGTTCCCATATAATAGATATTATCTTTTTCTTGACGACAATGGAAATGCCCAGATAAAACCTTTTCAAACCTATTAAACAGCACAGGATTCATGCCATTTTCGTGTTTCACTCCGCGCATTACATCATATCCTTGAAGTTCAAGATGCCCAATAAGAATTGGTGCAGATACTGTCTTGATAAAATCTATTGATTGGTCATAGTTCTCTTTACATACCCAAGGAAGCAATGCGATATCTAAACCGTCAAAATTTATTACTGCCGGTTCTTCATATAAAATTAAATCATCGCCGAATAATTCTCGTATTGAATTAATTACATTTGTATTTCGGTAATATACATCATGGTTGCCAAGAATACAATGAAGTTCAATTCCTTCTTCTTGTAATCTATTCATGAACCGTGTTCGTATTTGATTTAATATGTTAAAGTTTACATATTTGCGCCTGTCCATTAAGTCGCCAGCATGTATAACTGTTTTGATGTCGTTCTCTTTTAGATATGGAAAAAACACATCATCAAAGAACTTCATAAAATAATCAAAAAATAGTTGGGAGTCACCACGAGCCCCGAAATGGGAATCGTTCAAAATACAGATTTTCATAATCAATCTTCTAGAAATTTATCTAGTTTTTTCTCTTTCTTTTTGCTTGTTGTTTTCTTTTTCTTTTTGTTGGGTGTAAACTTTTCTATATCTGTTTTAGACAAGTTAAAGTATTTCATCGCCACATCATCGATTTCATTTTCTTCTCCTATTATGTTATTAATCCATACAGGAAATTCGTTGTAAATATCTGCCGCTTCTATTGCTTTATATTTGATATATGATTGTTTCTTTTCTTTTTGAATTCGTCTTAAAAAAGCATAATAAATAATCTGTGTAAAGTATGAAAATGGATTCTTTGATTTCTCTGGGTCAAAATTGTGTGCATACATTATACAATTTTCTATTCCATCACCAATCATTTCTTCTTTATATGGATAGTTTATAAAATTTGGTTTGTATGATAAAT